CTGAAACGAAATGACAGTCAGTGGGCTCCGCGCATTATCTACGTAGGTTCCGACGAGTACAACGTCGTAACGGGACCTCTCATGGATGAGTTTAACAAACGTTTGAATTGCGCGTTGGACGAGTTCTCCTCTCCGCAGGTTGAGGTTTGTTTCGCCTACACGAAGAAGGACACAGAGATTGCCAATTTTCTCTTCGGGTCCGAACATTATTGTGAAGGCGATTTTTCAGCAAACGACAAGAGCCAACTGCGTGATGTGAGTGAGATCTTTGCACACTGGTTAAAGGTTAGTGGAGCTCCTAAATGGTATTGTGAGTTGTATAAGAAGTTGAGCCGCAAATTTGATGTCCGTTCTTATCAGTACGGATTATCCGCTACTTTGTTCTATCAATTGGCGACTGGTGGCACCGACACCACTGGCCGTAACACTGTGTGGAATGCAAGTTTGTGGTACTCCTTCTGCATTGAAATGGGGTACACTCACACTAAGATAGCCGTGCTTGGTGACGATATTGCTGTAGGCAAGGATGGCAAGGAAGTTGACATCCGTCTTTGGACGGAGCATTGCAAGGAAGCTGGAATGACGCTCAAAGGTCATTCCAGATCATTCTGGTGCGATCTCACTTTCTTGTCAAGGTTTTTTGCACCTTGTGGCGTGGAACATGTGATGATTCCGCTCATTGGCAAAGCCCTTTGTAGGTTCAATGCAAGGGCTAACAGAAATCAAGATGTCAGTGATGCGGTTTACATTGCCGGTAAATCGCTTTCCTATGCCTATGAATTCCGTCACGTTCCCTATCTTCGTGACCGCTTTCTCCTCCGGTTTGAGTCGACTGGCGTTGATATGGGTCTCATACGCTTGCACGATCTGACTTGGTTCAGTCGTCAGGAGGTCGATCACGTGGGTGACGTCCTGTACAAGACAAGAAATGAGCAATTGATACTGTCAGACGATGACTTGTTGGAAGTGGTCATGGCCAAGTATGACATTGGACTCTATGATCTCGGTGAACTCTGCGACAGCCTCATCAATGACTCCGTGCCTCGTGTCATTGATGATGAACGCTACTACGCCTTTGAGCACGAATTGGCGTAGTTCTCGGTAGCTTGGTCCCCTTAAGGACCCGGTGTGGGAGATACTGGTGCCCTACCTGCCACGGTACGAGGTGTTTTAGGTAGCAAAACTTTCACCTCAC